CATATTGTAATGTTAAAAGAAGCATCTGAGAACTGTGACTACCTAATTGTGGGATTACAAACAGACCCTTCAATCGACAGACAAGAAAAGAATCAACCATGCCAATCAGTATATGAAAGGTACATACAACTAAGAGCAGTCAAATACGTAGATGAAATTCTACCATATGACACTGAACAGAGTCTGTTAGACTTGATACAGTCTACAGAGATTCATATGAGGTTCGTAGGAGAAGACTACATAGGTGGAGATTTCACTGGAAAAGGAATGCATGAAATATATTATACAGATAGACAACATTCATTTTCCACAACCAATTTAAGGAACAAAGCGGGACTAGTATAACGGTCATTACGAGGGGTTACCAACTCTTAGATAACAGTTCGATTCTGTTGTCCCGCTCCAATATATTATGCTAGATAATTTTTATACAGAAAAGACATATCAAAAGACAATTAGGATATTAGTCTATCCTAATATCACATGGCAGAAGAACTTAGAACAAGATTCTTATGTACAAGTGTTAAAGAATATGATTCGTGAAACACAGAACGAACCGTTCTACTGGCATATCATATCACCAACCCATATAGATGGATTGACATTCGATAATACGGAACAGTATTTACTACCAGTTCCTACATATCCACCAGTAATGAGAGCACACTTTGATGTAGAATCAGTGAGGAGACTAGTGGGTCATGATAAAGATTTTGATATCATCATGTCACACTTGCCAGAACATACTCACCAGTTAGTAAATACAATTTACAACATGACACACCACACACCAAAGGTTATTGGTTACTCGCATTGGTTTGACTTTGACCATATAGTTGCCTGGCACAAAGGTACATTCAATCAGAATGCTACAGGTCTGTTAGAGTACGATAGATGTTATATCAATACACAATGTCAGAAAGATATGGTATTGAATCAAGCAAGAGATACGTTCAATGAGAATACTGTATCTAAACTAGACAACATTCTAAAAGTTCAACACTTGGGTGTACACTTAGATGATATTGTCAGTGTGAATAACACCCCAACAAGAACTATAGTATTCAATCATAGATGTGAAAAGTACAAACACTTTGATGAGTTTATTGCTTTGATGGATGCATTGTGGGAACAGAGACAAGACTTTAATGTTTGGGCACCATTGTTTGATGGTAGTTTCAGTAAACCATATCTATCAAATGAAAAGTTTGATAAGAAAGGATATTACAAAAAACTAAATGAGTGTTACATGGGATTTGCACCTAAACAAAAGTATGGTGGTTGGAGTGTTGCTGCTACAGATGGAATGATGAATGGATGTCCATACATATTCTATGAGGGTGACTACTATCACGAATTGCAAGATGACGCTGACTTCTTTACTACAGATGATGAATCACTCAAACTAATCAATGAGTATCTAGACGATATCGATTTAAGAAATGATAAAGCAACTCAAGCACAAGATTGGTTGAGAACGCATCTACTATACAGTACAGAGATGGATAAGATGTGTGATGAAATTAAATCACTTCTATCAAAAGCAGTATGCTCACCTAAAGTAGATGAACTTGTGGAGTATGTAAAGGAACATAAATCAGTAACTAAGAAGGAATTGTTTGATACCATGGGATGGGGAAGAGGAATTAAATGGACACCTTACAGACGTGCCTTGATGACACACCCAAACATATATGACACTACCAGTAGTGAATCCACATACAATTGGAGAGAGGAATGAGTCAACCATTATTTGACAATGATGTTTACTGTGTAGTAGACAATGAAAAGGCAGAATTAGCAGGTATCAAAATTCTACATGGAGAATATGAAGGCGCCATATATTCGTATGGTAAGGTTGAATTCGAAGATGGTAAACCTAACATAAATTTCGAAAGAACATTTCATGTAGTCCCCGAAGGTAAAACTTTAGATGAACTAAATACCAGCGAAGAATTAAATAAATTGATAGGTGATATCCTTGTGGAACTCATCTCTCATCAAATCGCAAAGGAAGAAAATAATGAACAAAGAAGTATTGAAGGAGCAGATTAAGAGACACGAAGGAGAAGTCCTTGAAGTGTACGCTGATTCACTAGGATATTTAACACTAGGTGTTGGACATCTAATCAAAGAAGGTGATGCAGAACATGGACAACCTGCTGGAACTCCAGTAAGTCAAGAAACAGTTGATGCATATTACGAAGCAGACTTTGACAAACATGTCGAAGAAACTATTCATGTATTTGAATCAAAGGGTGGAGAAGATTTCTATGACCTACCCGAAGACATTCAACACGTTCTAGTTAACATGACATTCAACTTAGGTGGAACAAGATTCGGTAAGTTCAATAACATGTGGAAAGGTGTTGTTGCTTGTGACTGGGAAAAAGTTGCAGTCGAAATGGAAGACTCTAGATGGTTCGGACAAGTTGGAAGAAGGTCAGTAGAACTCCAACAAATGGTTCGAAACTGTGACTAGAGAAATCCTTGCAGTAAAATTAATCGGTGGTGAGGTTGTCATTGGATATGTCACTAAGAACCGATGGAAAAAGGAAATAGTTATAGAAGAGGCACAAGAGTGTCTCATTACGTATGCTGAAGGTAGAGCAGAGGTAGAACTCGCACCTTGGAATCCATATGCTATGGACTATACGTTTAAGGTACCATTACATGCTGTAGTTACTACATTCAAAGTGAGACCAAATTTAGAAATTAACTACAAGAAAAGTACAGGTAATATTAAGGAAAAATAATGGCAGATTTATTAAGAGCATTAGAAAAGAAACTAGAGGGTGATGTTGCAGTTCACACTGCAAACGCTATGGTATATCAATCAAACCCAACAGGGATTGGCGAACACCCCGACATCGTTCAAGCATTGGAAATGGAAGTTGAAAAACTTGCTGATGCACAGGACAAACTCAAATCGGTAAAAGAACTTCTACACCCATCTAAAAAGACTCTTGTAGAATAGACACCTTTCTGTTATAATAACCATATGGATTATTATACAAACGTATGTCGTACACGTGACAAGATTCTCGTTCGAGGATATCAAGGTAACAAACAAGTCAAGCACAAGATTGACTACAGACCCAAACACTACATTCCATCTAAGAAAGGCGAGACACCGTTTCGTTCACTAGATGACAGACCACTTGAAGTTGTAGAACTCAACTCAATGGGTGGTGCAAGAAAGTTCCGTGAGAAATATGATGGGACTGCTGGATTTGAAATCCATGGATATGACAGATATATCTATACATATATCGCAGAGAAATTCCATGGAGACATAGAGTTCGATTCAAAGAACATCAAAGCAGCGGTACTTGATATTGAGTGTGAGTGTGAAGATGGATTCCCCGACCCAAGATATGCCCAAGAAAAGATAAACGCAATTACAATCAAACCGATTGGTAAACCAGCACATGTATTCGGAATAGGTGACTGGAATCACGGTAAAGATTATGTGTATTATCCTTGTAGAGATGAAGCACATCTCATGACTGAGTTCATGAAGTATTGGAGAACGGAAAACTTTGATATCATCACAGGTTGGAATGTAAACTCATTCGATATTACATACATTTGCAACAGAGTTGATAGACTCTTCGGCGAAGGAGAACACAAGAAGTTATCTCCATGGGGTATGAGTGATGTGAGAGAGTTCACCACCATGGGTTATCAAAAACAAATGATTTTTACACTCTATGGTGTTAATGTTCTTGACTATCTCGAACTATATCGTAAACACACATTCGTCAATCAAGCATCATACAAACTAGACCACATTGCTGAGGTAGAACTAGGTAAGAAGAAACTAGACTATTCAGAACATGGGTCATTACATACACTATACAAACAGGACTATCCAAAGTTCTTGGAGTATAATGTGATGGACGTTCTTCTCGTTGAAGAACTGGATGACAAACTTGGATTCATCGAACTTACAGAGACGATGGCATACAATGCTAAGTGTAATTATGCAGATGTATTTGGTATGGTTAAGTATTGGGAAACAATCATATACAACTTCTTAAAAGAACAGAAGATACAAACACCACCACAACAATTGAGAAGAAATGGTGACAAAATCAAGCCGATCGCTGGTGCATATGTAAAAGAACCACAGGTTGGTGGTCACAATTGGGTCATGTCTTTTGATTTAAATTCACTATATCCTCACTTGATTATGCAGTTTAACATCTCACCCGAAAAGATGGTGAATGGTATGAGACAGGATGTCAACGTAGATAAAATGTTAAACAAAGAGTGTAACCTAAATGAAGTGTATAGATTGGGACACACTGTTACGCCAAACGGAGTAATGTTTAAGAGAGACAAACAAGGATTCCTTCCCGAACTTATGGAAAAGTTCTATGATGAACGTAAGGCATGGAAGAAGAAGATGATTGGGTATCAGAAAGAACTTGAAACTGTTTCTGATAATGCACAACGTAAAGAATTAGAAACAAAAATCAAACATGCATACAACAATCAACAGGTCAGAAAGATTGCACTCAACTCTGCTTATGGTGCTCTTGCTAATCAATATTTTGCATTCTTTTCTATCGACCTCGCAGAGGCGATTACTATGTCGGGTCAGTTGGTCATCAAGTGGGCAGAGAAAACCATCAATGATTATCTAAACGAAGTCTTAAAGACTAAAAAAGATTATGTTATCGCAATGGATACAGACTCAGTCTATATCACAATGGATGCATTGGTACAACAAGTACTACCCGATGCATCTAAAGAAGAGGTTGTTGATTTTTTATGTAAAGCGGAAGTTCAACTAGAGAATATCCTAGAAAAAGGATTCATTGACTTTGCAAAATACACGAATGCATTCCAACAGAAGATGGAGATGGGACGTGAGGCGATTGCAGACAGAGGTATATGGACTGCTAAGAAACGCTACATACTTAACGTACATGACATGGAAGGTGTGAGGTTTGCCAAACCTAAACTTAAACTCATGGGTATTGAGACTGCAAAGTCCAGTACACCACAATGGGTAAGAACACGTCTTGAAGAGGCGATTAAGATTGTCATGCAAGGTGATGAGGAACAATTATGGGATTACGTAGAAACTGCACGTAAAGAATTCAGAGAGTTACCACCCGAGAAAGTATCATTCCCTAGAGGTTGTAACAACCTTGGTCAATATAGTAACATGAACACCATCTACACTAAGGGAACACCAATACATGTCCGTGGTGCTTTACTATTCAATCACCACCTAAAGAACAAGAATTTAGATAGACGCTACGAGACAATCAAGGAAGGTGACAAGATTCTTTTCTCATATCTTACACTACCAAATGTGTTCAATGAGAATGTGATATCTTATGTTGGTACACTTCCAAAAGAGTTTGACTTACACAGATTCATAGACTATGACATGCAGTTCAACAAATCATTCTTAGAACCTCTAAGAAATATTGCAGAACGTATCGGATGGCATACAGAACCTGTTGCATCTTTGGATAGTTTCTTTTCATGAGAACCCATATCATAACAATAATGGACTTGTACGAGAGTGTGGAGTCTGCTATTACGTGTGCAAACACATGTGCATTGCATGGTGTCACTGCACAACTCTTTCCTGCTACAACGCCAGACGATGACCCACATGAAATTATTGAAAGAATACTTGGAAGAAAGATAAGCACAAATATTTTACAAATGGAACCAAGACCCGAAAGAGTGTTATCATGTCTTGCATCTCAAATGAGATTGTGGAATTCGTGTGTTGAAGTCGATGATGATTTTCTAATACTAGAACACGATGCAAGAATGATTACACCCTTGCCTGATATAGAAGTGGATGGGGTTATCAGTCTTGGTAAACCATCTTGGAACAAAGAATTGGGAGACAGTATAGAGTGGGAAGATGGACTGAACGTCATGACAGATACAAACAGACCATTCCTTGGTAACCATGCAATCATGATGAGTCCTACAGGTGCAAAACAAATACTAGATAGAATGAGAAACCCCGAATTTAGGTGGTTGCATCCAGCAGATATGATGATGACACCTTCTATGATGGGAGAAGGATTGTTGAAAGAGTATTATCCATTCCCATTTGATGTAGAGGAGACATTTACAACTGTACAGAGTGGTAGAAGTATTAATGTTAAAAATTTCGTGCCAGTAGATTATAAGGTGTTATGAAAAACTTTTTAAAGACATTTGTAATCACACTCAAGAACAATATACGTTCTATCGAATCTTCTAATAGAACTATATACAGTGCATTGAAACATGGAATGGTAGATGTACAAAAGTTTACTGCAACGGAACCATCCGATTGGAAAATAGTATTGAGTAATGGAAACAATAACACATTCAATGAGTATCCAAATCCCGATGCTGTTGGTGCTTGTTTTGCATCCCACTATAGATTATGGAAACATTGTGTTTGTCTCAACGAACCTATTCTTGTTTTAGAACATGATGCTTTATTTGTGGATGCACTTCCTTCATTATCTCAAGAAGAATGGGAGTGTATTACTTTCGGTAGACCATCATATATTAAGATGTCAGAAGTCGACCATACTAGTATACCACAGAACGGGCTGAGTGAACTGAAAACTCCACATATGCTCGGACACCATGCATATGCATTAACACCCAAGTCTGCTAAAGAATTTATAAGAGATGTAAAGAGTGGGGAGAGACCACTAGAACCAAATGATTTGTGGATGACTAAAGAACACTACCCACACTTACTAGAGTATTATCCATTCCCCATCATAGCAGACACAGAGTTCAGTACAGTACAGGGTGTCCCAATAAATGAAAGATTAATCTCAGAGTATAACAAACAACCAACCATGGAACAATTTAGATTTATAAAGAAATATTATCCACAGTGTCTTGACCGCCAATCTTTAGAATTTATAAAACCATAAATATGAACATGTATCAATATAATGTAAAAATTTCTAAAGTGGTGGACGGAGATACGGTAGACGTGGACATCGATTTAGGGTTCAGTACGGTTCTCAAAAAACAAAGAGTCCGTATGATGGGCATCGACACACCCGAGAGCCGCACAAGAGATTTGGTAGAAAAAAAATTCGGAAAAGCTGCAAAGGCACATCTGAAGAGTATATTAGATGCAAAACAAATTACCTTAGTGTCACACGACAAAGGTAAGTTTGGAAGAATCCTTGGGGAATTATTTGTTGATGGCGAAACAGTATCTGTAAATCAAAGAATGATTAACGACCACCATGCAGTTCCATATACAGGGGATAATAAAGACCTAATAGAAGAGATGCATCTCAATAATCGAAAGGTTTTATTGGAGAACGGCACTGTTGAATTATGACAATATCACTTATGGACATAATATACATAGTCGCAATTAGTGGAATAGTCGGCGCTCTGTATATGATTGAGGCACAAATCAAAGCAATCAAAGTCATGATGGAAGAACACATCAAGTTCGATGAAAGAAAAGCCATGCAATGCGAACTCGAAAAAAAGAATTCCAAAAACTCAAAAAAAACCACTTGACCTAAACTCACTTCCGTTCTATAATGGTTATACATTATGAGAGGTGTATAAATTATGAGTTTTTTAAAAGATTTAGTAAAAGCATCGGGTAACGAATATGCAAATATCGTTGCAGACGGTGTTGCAGCTGGAGATGTAGATTCCTTTGTTGACACAGGGAGTTATATCTTCAATGCACTATTAAGTGGTTCACTATACGGTGGACTTCCTTCAAACAAGATTACGGCAATCGCTGGTGAATCCGCAACTGGTAAAACATTCTTTGCATTAGGAATGGTCAAACAGTTTTTGGAAGATAACAAAGATGCCGCTGTAATCTACTTCGAATCTGAATCCGCAATATCAAGAGATATGATTGAGGACAGAGGTATCGACTCTAACAGAGTTGTTATCGTACCTGTTGTCACAGTGCAAGAATTCAGAAACCAAGCAATCAGTATACTTGATAAGTATGCAGAGACCCCCGCCGACAAACGTCCACCAATGATGTTTTGTTTAGATTCACTTGGTATGTTATCAACAACCAAAGAAATCGAAGACACTGCAGATGGTAAAGAGACTAAAGACATGACTCGTGCCCAAATTACTAAGGGTGCATTTAGAGTCTTGACACTTAAACTTGGACGTGTAGGAGTTCCTATGATTGTTACTAATCACACATATGATGTGATTGGTTCTATGTTCCCACAGAAAGAAATGGGTGGTGGTAGTGGTCTTAAATATGCCGCTTCATCAATCATCTATCTTTCAAAACGTAAAGAAAAAGAAGGTACCGAAATCATTGGTAATATCATTCACTGTAAGAACGCTAAGTCAAGATTGACTGTAGAAAACAAAGTGGTGGATGTGAGATTATCATATGACAAGGGACTGGACAGGTACTATGGTCTTTTAGACATGGCACTTGCAAGTGGTGTTTTTGAGAAATCATCTACTAGAGTTAAGTTACCAAATGGTAAGACTGAGTTCGGTAAGACAATAAACAATAACCCCGAAAAATACTTCACACCCGATGTGATGGAACGATTAGAACAGGTAGCAAATGGACTCTTTAAATATGGACAAAACGAGATTAGAAACAACGATTCTGAAGAATCTGATACTCAGTGATGAATATTCACGGAAGGTGCTTCCTTTTGTAAAGGACGAGTACTTCTCGGAACCCGATGAACAAGTTGTATATAAAGAAGTAGTTTCCTACTTTGAAAAATACAACAAATCTCCAACGGTTGAAGCACTTCTCATCAATCTAGACAACAACACATCTCTATCAGATGGTGTGTTGAAACAGTCTAAATCAATCGTAAAAGATTTTACATCTTCAGACACATCCGCCAGTGAGTGGTTAGTAGATGAAACGGAGAAATGGTGCAAGGATAGAGCAATCTATATTGCAGTCATGAACTCTATTGATGTATTGGATGAAAAGAATCAACGGTCACGAGGAGAAATACCCGAGTTACTTAAGGATGCACTTTCCGTGTCTTTTGACACAAATATTGGTCACGACCAAATTGAAGATTCAGATGCTCGTTTTGAATTCTACCATACGGAAGAAGAGAAGATTCCGTTCGACTTAGAATACTTCAACAAGATTACCAAAGGTGGTCTTCCCAACAAGACACTTAACATTTGTCTTGCTGGTACTGGTGTCGGTAAGTCATTGTTCATGTGTCATATGGCCGCTGCTGGTCTTATGATGAACAAGAATGTATTATACATTACACTTGAGATGTCGGAAGAAAGGATTGCAGAAAGAATCGATGCAAATGTCATGAACATACCCATGAAAGATTTGCCCGATTTATCTAAGAAAATGTTTGATAAGAAGGTGGACAAAGTAAGAAGTAAAACTCAAGGGAAATTAATCATCAAAGAATATCCTACTGCATCAGCACACGTAGGACACTTCAGACACCTATTACAGGAACTAGAACTGAAGAAAGATTTCAAACCCGATATGATTTTTATCGATTACCTTAACATCTGTGCCAGTGCAAGGGTAAAACCTGGCGCTGGTGCAAACTCTTATACACTAGTAAAGAGTATTGCAGAAGAACTTAGAGGACTTGCAGTGGAGTTTGATGTGCCGATTATGAGTGCAACCCAAACAACACGTAGTGGATACGGTAACAGTGACATTGAGTTGACTGATACATCTGAATCCTTTGGTCTTCCTGCTACTGCAGACTTTATGTTTGCATTGATTACATCCGATGAACTAGAAGAACTAGACCAGTTGGTTGTAAAACAATTGAAGAATAGATACAATGACCCAACCGTATTCAAAAGGTTTGTGATTGGTATCGATAGAAGTCGTATGAAACTCTATGATTGTGAACAAGAAGCACAAGAAGACTTGCACGATGGTACTCAATTAATAGACGATAGTATTCCTGTTGCAGACAGAGGAAGGAGTGAAAAATTTAACGACTTTAAGTTTTAAATGCATAAATAGATATATATTATGAATAAGTCCTTAGACCCCAATGAAGTAATCACAACGTTACAAAAGCGGATTGAGATTAAAAAACAACTCAGAAAATCGGGTGAGTTACCCCCATCTGAGATAAAGAAGTTGACTAAAAAGAAAAATGATTTAGATGAAAAACTAAAATCAAAACCCCTTGCTAAGATTTAAAATGCTATAAATAACACTATAGTTTAGGAGAAACCATGCCGTATACAACAGAACAAATCGCTACTCAAGAGAAAGTAGTATTAGATTTAGACGAAAAAATTAAATGGATTAATGACACAAGTCATCATTTTACTGGTGGACGTGTATGTCCAAAGACCGATAGTGCAATGACAAGAACCCAATTTTGGGCTGCTTGGAGAACTGCGAATCCAAATGCTGTTACAGCAAATCCAACTTACGGAACTGTGCCTGAAGGTGTGGATGGTGCAGGGTCATGGACAATCCTAAGTACCGATACCAGTGCCGACAACTCAACACTCATGTGGGATTATTGGCAACATGATATGGTCTATGATATCGGTTACGAACAAGCAGATTGGTCATCAACAGTCACAAGTTTACAAAGTGATTTGACTGATGCCAACACTTTGCTAACCACAATGCAAAACGACCCAGCATAAAAAACACCTAAATAGTAGACGAACACACATTAAAGGTGTATAATCTACTATTATGGCAGCGAAAAACTTACATTTAGAACACTTAGAAGACGAAATCATCAATCAAGGTATTGATGGTGGTCGTGGTGCGATTAATTTTCTTCAAGGTCTTAGAGACATGATGAAAGGTAACCAAAATTCTAGAGTGAACATGACTGTGAAATGGGATGGTGCTCCAGCAATCTTTGTTGGGAAACATCCCGAAGACGGCAGATTCTTTGTCGCAAAGAAATCACTATTCAATAAAGAACCTCTCTTTTATACTTCAGAACAAGAAATTAAAGACGCTAAAGAACTATCTTCTAATCTGAAGGAAAAGTTCTTGACATCATTTCAGTGCTTATCTAAACTATCCTTTACTGATATCTTACAGGGTGACTTGATGTACACTAACGATAAGAAGATGACAAATATGGATGGTAAAACATTCATCACATTCCAACCAAACACAATCATGTATGCAGTAGATGTAGAATCAAAACTTGGTAAAGAGATTGCCAGTTCTAAAATGGGTATAGTGTTTCACACTACTTACACTGGTTCTACAATTGACGGATTATCTGCCTCCTTTGGTGCAAAACTACCAAGTGGAAGTAGTAGTGATGTGTGGATGGATGATGCAACATATAAGGATGTGAGTGGTAACAGTAGTATGACTGCAAAAGAAACACTTGCATTAACTAGGGAGTTGACTGCAGTGGGTAAAGCATTCCACGGTATCACTAGGAAAGATTTGCAGAAGTTTAAACAGATACAAGATACTATTGCAAAAAAAGGTGTAGGTGCATCATACAAAACATATTGTAACGCACAAATTAGGGCGGGTTCATACAAACCAACATACAACGGATATATGAAACACTTCGAAAACTACTGGAGAGATATGGTAGTTGGTAAAGTGAAGATGGAAAAGACAAAACAAATCAAACGAGAAATTGGTGAACAACTCTACGCTGAGTTACGGTCACTAAATAAATTCATAACAAACTTGACTAAATTCATGGAACACTTGGTCATTGCAAAACAAATCATAATTGTTGCACTAAATAGAGTAAAGAGTATAGGAACATTCAAAAGAACCGATAAGGGGTTCGAGGCGGTCAACCCCGAGGGTTATGTTGCAATTGATAGAACTGGAAGTGCAGTAAAACTTGTTGACAGAATGGAGTTTGCATACAATAACTTCACTGCAATGAAAGCGTGGGACAAGTAATGAAATCATTCAGAGAGTTTGCATTACCTAAGTATCCAGCTCAAACTGATATAGAATTCAAAGACGATGATTGGGTTGTAGGTGACCCCGAAAAAGCATATGAGTATGACGGTAGTAAAACTGGTGACCAAAATATGGAAATCATGAATGACTTAGTAGATAAAGAAAGAGAGAAGATGTCGTGAAAAAATTCGGAAAATTTCTAACAGAAGCAAAAGATAAAGGTGCAGTATTCACCTTCGGTAGATTCAATCCACCAACAACTGGTCACGAGAAACTAGTAAAGAAACTCGCAAGTCAAAAATCATTTGGTGATGTACTTTTATTCTCATCACACTCAAATGACAAAGTAAAGAATCCGCTGTCACACAAAGATAAAGTTAAGTATCTAAAAGCATTCTTCGGTAAAGACGTGAATGTAATTGACGCTGATGTCAAACAGATTTTCCAAATCCTAACATACCTATATGATAAGAACTACCGAAAAATTCGGATGATAGTGGGGTCAGATAGAGTTAGAGAGTTTGAGACTATTATCAATAAGTATAATAGTGTAAAGGGAAGACACGGTTTCTACAAGTTTGATGAAATACAGATTGTATCTGCTGGAGAAAGAGACCCCGATTCAGATGACGTAAGTGGAATGAGTGCAAGTAAAATGAGAGCATTTGCAGAGAAGGGAGACTTTGAATCATTTAAGGAAGGTGTCCCCACAAAAGGCAAACGACTTGCAGACAAATTGTACAAAGACATTCGTAAAGGAATGGGTATTGCAGAAGGTACACTACCACACTACATGATGGAAGACTTAATTACAGAGGGTGTATATGACCCAGGCGTATTCAAAGCAGTTTTCTTTTCAGGTGGGCCAGGCAGTGGTAAGTCAACAGTAGTTGATGCACTTTCATTAAAAGCACTTGGTTTAAAGTTAGTCAACACTGATAAAGCATTTGAGAATGGATTAAAGAAAGCAGGATTATCTCTAGACCTTAGAGGTGCAGACTTTGATAAAATAGACCCCATTCGTGCAAAGGCGAAAAGGATTACTGGAAGGAATATGGATGCATATATAGAAGGTAGACTAGGGTTGATATTTGACACTACTAGTGCAAACCTATCCAAGGTTAATTCATACAAGAAGATGTTAGACTCGATTGGATATGAATCGAAAATGATATTTGTTAATGCATCATTAGACAATGCTCAAAAACGAAATGATATGAGACCTAGAAAGTTGCCGCAAGAAATTGTAAAACAAGACTGGGATAAGGCGCAGAAAAATGCAAGAGACCTTAAAAAGATATTCGGTAGAGACTACGTAGAAATTTCCAACGATGATGATTTAAACGCACTACAGAGAAAGTCTAATAGTCTCTTTAGTAAACTAATGAGTTGGACTACTTCATTCCCTAAAAATAAAATTGCACTTAATTGGAAATCTTACGAACTGCTGAAGAAGGATACTACTGGGTATTCATCTATGAAAAGTAAAGATAGGGTGAAAAAACCACCAACAGATAAATCAAGTCCGTTTGGGTCAAATTTAAAAACATTCAAAAGTAGAAAGACTGGTAAGAAGACAGTTATTGGAAAGATATAAATAGTATTATGACTAAAAGATTAGAAACATTACTTCATCAATTTACATCCTTAAAAGAGGATGCAGTCGCAGCAGCGGAACTAAAAGCAAAACAAGCAGAAGAATTGGAACGTCTTAAAACAAAACACGAGACCGAATTAGAAGCACTTACTGATAGACACGAAAGAGAGAGTGAGAGACAGAAAGGTCAAGATGAGAAAGAAGTAAAAGATGACCAAATCAAGGCAAAACGAGACGCTGATAGAAAGGCGAACGAAGAGCGGGATTACAAAAAAGAGTATGCAAATTATCACTCAAAACCCGACCAAATTAAAAGACGTGCAAAAAGAAATGAAGCACGAAGAAGTCTAAAGGACAGAAAAGATATAAAAGGAAAGGACGTTCACCATAAGGACAATAATCCTATGAACAACGATAAGTCTAATCTTAGTATCGTTTCTCAAAATTATAACAGAAAAGAACCAAGACTTAGAGAAGAAGACTCTGTAGAAGAAGGTAAATATGTCTCAGATATTGGTGATATTATTAACGTCATCTTCAAAAAACTTAAAGATAAACTAGAGACAGAATACAAAAGGAACCCCGAAAAAGGTCTTGGTATGATTAATACCGTAGGGGCATTTGTAAATCATAAAGTGACTGATAAGAAACAACAGAAAAATAGATTATTTCTTAAGTTTGGTGATGTACAGGAAGTTAAACAGGACAAAGATATCAAAGACCGTAAAGGTACACAACCATCTAAGTATTATGCAAAGGATGCTGATGGTGATGAGATGTCCAAATCCACCAAACAAAAACGTGCCGCTCATTTTGCACAGAAGAAAGATGGCCCAGCGCCAGGCGATTCAAGTGCAGAAACAAAACCATCAAAACACACCAAGAAATTCCAAAAGATGTTTGGTGAAGATGCTGGTAAATCCCTTGCAAAGAAAGCAGACAAGTCAGGAATCGCTAAGGGTATTCTACAACAAGTTTATAACAGAGGAGTCGCCGCTTGGAAAACTGGTCACAGACCAGGCACAACGCCAGAACAGTGGGGACATGCTCGTGTTAATTCTTTTATCACAAAAGGTAAAGGAACTTGGGGTGGTGCTGATAAAGACCTTGCTAAGAAAGCAGGTGGTTAAGTGACATTTTGGTTTGTAGTATTAATAACTATATGTATTTTATACATGGAATTGGAGAGTAGACATGACAGGAAATAAACATGATAATGGTGTTCACGAAATAGGAACAGACGAAATCCGTAAAGCATACCAAGAAGACACGCCTGGGCAAACTGTAGAAGAATACTTGTCACAGATTGCACTCGTCAATGAAGAACAAACAGAAAAGACAAAGAAACACTTCAGTCAAGTGTTCCAAAATCCATTAAAGGGATATCCTTATCAGAAGGAAGAGAAACTAGAAGAAGCATGTTGGGATGGTTATGTTCAGAAAGGTTACAAGATGAAAAATGGCAAACAAGTACCAAACTGTGTCCCTATAGGTGAAGAAACCGAATCATAATGAAGACCTTTAAAGACCAAGCTCTTATCGAGACACTCGATACACTACAAGAGACTAATACCAACATCCTCGACAACCCATTCAGGTTGGGTTCCTTAATGTTCTTTGAGACCATCAAAGAAGCACGAAAGTTAGTCAGTGAAGGACGATATAGACTCACAGAAGTCGATAAACATATACTAGAGACAGATATTGGAGATTTTGAAGTATATGAGGGTAATCTAGTACCCCTCGATTGTCCGATGATAGTAGAGGCGGAAGAAAAGAAACAACCCGAATTAAATAAACCAAAAGCAGGTGGCCCAAAAAAATACTATGTCTATGTTAAAGACGGAGACAAAATTAAGAAAGTAACATGGGGTGACACTACAGGTTTAAAGGTGAAACTTGGTAACGAAAAAGCACGTAAATCATTCGCTGCTAGACACAAGTGTTCACAACAAAAAGATAAAACTTCTGCTGCTTATTGGGCATGTAGATTACCATATTATGCAAAACAGTTAGGACTATCCGATGGAGGTAGTTTTTACTGGTAGGAATACATTATGACCAGTGACAACCCATATACAGAAACACTTTACGAACAACATGGTACTGGGTTACCATATATAATAAGGACATTCTCAGAAACAGTCGATGAAAATGACCTCATTTGGCATAGAGATAAAACAAATAGAACACTTCGAATCCTTTCAGGTATGGATTGGAAGTTACAATTAGATGATAAACTACCTGAAACACTTGCTACTGGAGGCGAATACTTTATTCTCAAAGAGACATACCACCGATTAATTAAGGGTCATGGCGACTTGGTGGTAAGGATAGAGAATATATAAATAATAGTACTATGAGTTATAACAAAGACAACTGGAAAGACAAACTAGACGAAGTCCGTAACTTTGGTCGAGAACCTGCTGTAGTAGTGGAAGAAGTTCTTGATAATGATACAGTAATCAATAACGAGATTGAGGAAGAACTTAAAAAGTTTTTCCAAGAGGATGAGACCACCGAAACAATTGAAGAAGAAATTCTCCTAGAAGCATCCGCTGGTGCAATGATTGACCAATTGTTCAATCTTAAAGGAGATAAGGATTCACAATACGGTGTTGCAAAGATGCTAAGTATGACTGGTGTTAAAGTTGTACAACAAATGCAGAAACAAAATCCAAAAGGATTTGAAAAGTTAGTTTCTCAATTAGGTAAAGAGAAAAAGATTACACTACCTACCAATAGTAAACTAATGAAAATGTTTAAAGATGCAGGTATCAAAGAAACAGTACAAGAAGAGAATCTTTCAGTAGAAAAAACTGTAGAAAAACTCGTAGAAAGAAATATGTTAGGTAGATTGGCAAAATCTTTACGTTTGGATGAAGAAGGTAAAGAGAAAATGTTCGACTACTTCGAAAATGGAGAATTAAAACAATAATGAAATTCACATCTATGGGTTTATCAGAAGACCTAATCAACACAATGGAAGCAGTACTCGCCATGGAAGGCGAATATGAAGTGTTCTTCAAAGCAGCACTTAAAAAGTTTGGTGTAAATACACCTGCTGATTTCAAATCAGACGAAGAGAAAAAGAAGTTCTTTGACTATGTAGATAAAAACTACAAGGGTGAGAAGGAAGAAGAAGTCAAAGAAGCAAATTTATCTGAAAAGGCTAAAATCATTCTGAAAGATAAAGAAATGAAAGATGTTCAGAAAGTAGTTTCTCGAGCAGTTGGTAAAAATGTCGATTTCAGAATGAGTGATTCTGATTATAATACAGGTGCAATAGATTTTGGTGGTCTAGGCAAATACAATATCTTTGTTGGTTCACAAGATAATGATGGTAAAATGCCATATGAAGTATCAGTAGAAGATGAAGATGGTGATTATATCGAGGGTGATACTGCAAACGACTATAAAAGTATGTTGAAACTTGTTACCAAACTTGCAAAGAAACACAAGAACGGATTGATAAAGGAAGAAGAAGTCGAAGAAGGAAAAGCAAAACCTGTAAAAAAGTTCTTAAAATTGGGTGACTGCTCTTACGACAAGAAAAAAAAAGTTAAAGAAGACAACAGTCAAGGAATGGAAGACTTTGTAGAGTACAAGTACAAGTCTGCATCACTCAATAAAATCAAACAAGACCTCAAAAAATTGATGAAAAGAGAATCAGAGTTTAAAGATTCTCAAAAGTATGGTAAGATGTTGATGAAAGCAATGGATAACGTTACTCTTGTTAACGATGATGGCATTCCACATATGACACCAAAGTTCAATAAAGAAATTATTGCTGCTTATAACGGTGACACAATGTTTAGAGAAGACGTTGCATCAATCATCATTAAACATGATGACAATCTCGCATACGCAATATTTGGAGTATAAGTATGAACATATTTCACGAAGCAAAAAAAGTTCTAGACAAAGATGGTAAAGTAAATCCACTTGGGCCATACGGTAAACAGAAACTTACTGGTCAAGAAGTCGCTTCTTATTTCAAAAAGAATAAAGTATCAGACTCCAAAGTCAAAAGAGCAGTAGAAGTTGCACTCGACATGAGTGGTGCTATGGATATCGCTGCTAAAGAAATTAAAAACTTCTTTGGTGATAAAATACTTAAATCAAAAGAAGTTCAGAGTGCATTAAGATACGCAAACGAAGAAGTTGTATCAGAAGCAAAGATGAAAGACCTCTTCAGAAAACATAAAAGAGAACTTACAAAAGCATACAAAACTGGTGATTTATCATTCATGTCTTCTGCTGGTAAGAAAGCGGAAGATGACCTAACTCAATGGGCATTGAACAACAATGAAATTCATAGTGATGACCCCGATGAGTTTTTTGATTGGTTATCTCGTGACCTTGAAGACATAGTCAAAGGTAAAATCAAAGAAGAAACTGTATCAGAGAACTATAGAGTTCTTGCAAAACATGGTATGGGTACTGAAACAAAGAACTCAATCAAAGTAGGAACAGAGATTGATTATTATCGTGCTGACGGTGCTAAGTACATGGGTAAAGTCACTAAGATGTCTGCAAAGGATTATCAAGTTAAAGACGATAAGAATGGTAAAACCTACAAGTTCACTTATCACGATAGAGTTAAAGCAAAAAAATATCTCAAACAGGGTGATAACATACAAGAAAAAGTAGAGTATGCAGAATACAAATTCAAAAACAAAAGAGATGCTCAAAAAGCATTAGACTACTTTAAAAGTCAACAGTTAATCAAACTAGAAATCAATGATGACGGATTGAGTCAAGGTGAACTTGCAATTGATGCTGGTAAGTATGACATGACCAAGTATCACAAAGAAGTGTTAAAGAAATTTAAACCAAAAGTTCTTACAACAGAAATGGCATCTGCACAACAGGCAGCAATCGCAATCGCAAAGAAAAAGAAAAATGAATCTGTTATGGATTCATACAGAAACATGTGGGAAGAATCACTAGATGAAGCAGTTGCAGACCTCACTGTGGATATAAGAAACAAAATACCAAAACCTGCTGACCAAAACAAACATGCAATGGAAATTGCAAAACAGGCAAAAAGATTTGGTTTAAAAAGTTCATTGATGGGTAAACATGTCAGACTCAAAGGTGGTAAGAAGGCAGTCAATGACTTTCTAAGAGTAGTCATTGGTAAATCATCATATGGTGACCCAACAGAAAAAGACACATCAACACCTCAAATCGATAAGATGTTAAACAAGGGGTTAAAGTAACATGAACTTAATGGAAACCTATAGAAGTATCGTAGAAGCGGCACCAAAAATGAAAAAGTTGGGCATATACGGTTCAGAGATTAGTGGATTAAAATACAAGAACGGTACTTATAATGCTAAACCAGTAATATATGGTAGTAATAAGTTAGGATTCAGAGTTCAGAATGAGTTTGGAGACTTTGAAACTATCGACCTTAAAACATTCGCCAAAAGGTTTGGATAATGGATAGAGTAGACGCCAGATATAAACTCTTTAAAGAAAAATTAAAGAAACTGGGATATGCAAAGAAAGAGGCAAAAGAAACTAACGCTGTTTTAGAAAAGGCGGGTGACTTTGGTATGATGTCTGATGCTGGTAATAAGAAAATTGCACGTGCCGTTAAACAGTCTAAGTCGGAGAAAGAACTCAAACAAAAGTTAGAGAAAATTTCTACAATGGCCGGCGGAAAGTATTCTGAAGCAACTGAAGATGAAGTACTTGATAGGGCAATTTCTGCCTTCCAAGATACTGCAATGGGTTCTCAGGCATGGGCAGATAAAAATATCGTTGTCCAACTTGGTCAATTTAGAGACCATATTAAGGATGGAGAAGTCTCCACCAACGATAATAAAAAGACGAAAGTAAAGAGAGATGATGCGGTAAAGGTTTATGATACTTTAATGAAGGTTAAGGCCCCTATTCGTGATAAATACTCTAGACTTTTACAGAAAGACGCTAAAACGTTTAAAAAGACTTTTGATGCTATATTGAAAGTCGCAAACAAATAAAGAGGAAATAAAAATGGCATTATGGGGACATACTTCAGGTTCAGAATCAAAACCAAATTGGTTATCTGATGCTGATAAACAAAAAACTGTAGCAAAACCACACGGTTGGGAATTAGTTCGTAAAGTTGGTTCAAGAACTTTGACTGAAACATTAGTTGCGATGAAAAATCTAACTACTGCCTTGGGTGCTGCTAACTTAACTGATATCGATTGGAATATCACTGCTTTTGATAAGTCAGAAGGTGGAACATTATCTGTTACTGCAACTTTTAACGAAGATGTAACAGTAACTGGAACACCTCAACTATCTGTTGCTAACAATGGAGTCGGAAGAGGCCCACACGTATTATCATACGCAAGTGGTTCAGGTACTAACGAACTAGTATTCACATTAGTAATTGCTGCTGCTAACGCTGCTACAAATGCTGGTGATGTACTTTCAATTGGTGCTAACGCAATCGCATTAAACAGTGGTACAATTAAAGATAAAGGTACTAACGTTGCATCAGTAATTACTAACATTGCTGGAGTTGGAACTGCTGCTGGTACAATTACTGTAGTTGCATAAACAATAGGGAAAAATTATGAAGAAATTTAAAGACTTTTTAGATGAATCATATATGGACGGCGCTGGTCTATCTTCAGAGAAGGTACCATTTGACGTTGATGATTCGGTTGTTAAACAAAAAGTTAACGCTATCTTAGGACACACTGCAACAGTTGAGTTCATGAATCCACTTGCTGCTTTGCAACAGATGGAATCTAAACTTATGCAGTTAGGAATGACTAAACTAAGAAGTGTTGGTGAAATGGGTGTTGTACAGAACGAAGAGTTTGATGACGCTGGAGAGATGGATTTAGAGTTCACAAGATATGAGTCATTTGGTAAGACTGTAGACACACCAAACGATGAGTTCGAAGAATCATCTAAAGCATATACCCTAAAGGTTAGATACGAAAAACTAGAAACTGGTTCATTCAAAGTTTACGGTTCATTAGTATAAAAAAAACTAGACATTAAAAGGGACTTTACGTCCCTTTTTTTATGGCTGAAATCGCCTATATAATTGTATATTATGAAACTCTTTGATACCCTTACAAACAAAAATTTTACTGCATTCGCTCAAAAACACTATGACGACCCACAATGTGAGACCATAGAAGACTTTGAGGAAGATTTGCGTAGATTCCGTTACCTTAAACGTCTCTTACACAGATACCATGAAAATGGTGAGATGAGAGAACGTCTTATGTTAAACCATATCATTACCATATTCAATGTATTTGGATTTGATGCATCAATGAAAATGTTGGAGTTTAAATTGAAGGATGAGAAATATTGGATATCTGTTAAGACAATGTTACTCTACTTGGGGTACATTGATGAGTCGTGGTCACCCGAGATGCCTCTTGACGATGCACTTGTACAGAGGTTACGAGATTTATAAACGCTCCCATAGCTCAGTTGGTAGAGCAACTGATTTGTAATCAGTAGGTCAACCGTTCGAATCGGTTTGGGAGCTCCACTATTTTGAATACATAAATAGAAGTATGGCGAACTTAATAAACACACTTATAGTTTTTAGAATCATTAAAATGTTAACTCAGAAATGGGTGGACACGGATGCATATAAACTTGGTTTGATTACCAACAAGGGTAAACGAACTGAAAAAGAACCGAAAACATCCGAAGAGAAGAGTGCTTATTCCATGCTACACAAACTTGTCTTCAACTTAAAACGAATCATAGAAAAGGTACCTTTTGGTAAATCTAGATTTGCATCATACGCTGTTGCAATCGCATTACTGAAAGAAGAGACAGGTATCACTGCAGAACAAGCAGAAGAATTGTGTGAGAAGGTTTACAGACACATCAAAGATACAGGTGAATTTGATGTAGACGACCTTCATGAAGCGAATCAAGTTATGACACTTGACGTTGGTAGACACTACCACCTTAGAAGAAACCTAGAAGAACAAAACGGTGTAACCTATCCACAAAAGACCCCTATAACAGTTATCGCAGAACACTCAATAGTGTTTGGTGTTAACATCTATATCGCACAATGTGGAGTAGAACGAATATTGGTAACAGAAGATGACGTTTATTGAGGCAGTAGTAAACGTAGACAGTCTAAAACATACAGGGAAGACTAAGAAACCCAAGATAGAAGAATTGGGTGAATTGTTCGACACTAAAGTTTTGGAGGAGTTATCTTTAAATCCGAATACTGCCAATTCTAGTCCACAAACCATCAAAGAACTCAAACAGATGGTTGGTATGATTCAGAAACTTACAGATGAACAGAAGAAACGTTATCTAAACACAGATGAAGACACTTCATACTACATCAAAGAATACATGTCGAACAATGATTTAGCATATACAGATGATGATATAGAAAAAATCACAGATAGTGCAAGACACATTGGTAGACAATTCAAGAATAAATACATGAGACCGAGACCTTATGTACTTGCAGAGAAACTAGGTATGGAAATGGACTATTTCAATACAGATACTGCACAATCCCCATCATATCCTTCAAACCATGCTTTACAGGCGAGAGTAGTTGCAAACTACTACTCATCAATCTATCCCCAACATAAATCTGAATTGTTGGCAATGGCAGAAATCTCTGCACTGGGTAGAGTCCATGCTGGTATCCACTATCCTAGTGATAAGATAGCAGGATACCAACTAGCGGATGCATGTATGAAGTATTTTAAATATGATATATTAGAAGATGCGCCCTTGAATGCTACAGGTACTGCAGTTGCAACAGATGTACCAGTGGTAAAGAAGAAAAAGAAATACGAACCTGCCCAACTCTTTGACTTAATCAAAAGAAACTCACAGGTATAACTATGTTGAAACTATTAAATTACTTAGCTCTAATTACATCTATTGTAATCGCTGGAATTGCTGCATACTTCTCAGTCATAGGTATGGCGACAATGTTCGCAGGTGCATATCTAGGAACAGTCGTAATGATGACTGCATTGGAATTTGGTAAACTTGTGACCGCTGCTTATCTTCACCTCGCATGGGAGAAGATGAACTATCTAAAATGGTATTTACTAACTTCAGTTGTGGTACTCATGCTCATAACATCACTTGGTATATTTGGTTATCTATCTAAGGCGAACATTGAAGTGTCACTAGTGGGTGATGGGAACAGTTTAGAACTATCCATACTGGACACTAGAATAGATGCAGAGAAAGGTAAGATAGAAAGATATCAAGATAGAGTTGCAAACTTAGACCTAGTGTTATCTACTGGTAGACCACAAGATAGAAACTATATCAACAGACAACAGAAAGACGAAAGAAACCAAATTGCAGAAGATATAGATACAGCGATCGGCTTGATTACAGAATACACGGAGGACAAACTCCCGATTCAACGGAAACAACTTGAACAGAACTCAAAAATAGGGCCAATCAAGTATGTTGCAGAAGTTATATACGGTCAAGAGGAAAGTGTCAAGTATCTTGACAACGCAGTTAGGTGGGTGATTTTTGCACTTATTTTTGTGTTTGACCCACTTGCAGTGTTACTTTTGGTCACTAGTGTTGCACTTATTGTTGATAAGAAACCTATACCAAAAAGAAAAACTGCACCAGCACAGAAAAAAAAAGTAACCGCAAAACCACAACCAAAAGTAACAAATAAAATTGTATTACAGGTACCAAAAGACAAGGTTTTAGACTTGTCAAAAGATAAATAACAGTGTACACTAATTAGGAGTAAAAAATGACAGATTTAAATTTAGGAGAAATGACCAAAGAGGAACGTTTAGAGTTCTATAAAGGTGATGGAAAACCAGTGGCACCCGAAGGGTTCAATGGAAAGGATGCAACAGAAGAGGCGGTGCAATCATACGAAACTTCACTCGCAACTAACGAAAGACAAATTGCATCTTTAGAGGCAGAACTTGAAGTACTTGCGGAAATTGCTAGAAAAGAAGCAGAGAAAGAAGGTAAATTTGCAGTCCAAGAAGACTAGTATTTACTAAATAGATAGTAACATTAATTTAGGAGATTAACATGCCAGAACCATTATCGCCAATCCCAACGATTGACAACCTAGCAGAAAGGAAAGCATGGTTTGAGACAGGAGATGGAGTGCCTGTTCAACCCGAAGGTTATGCAGACTTAGAATCAGACGACCCAAAAAAGGTCGCATACGATGGTTCAGTCACAACAAACGCTGCTCAAATCGCTGAAATTCAAGCACTAATAGACGCCGGATAATTCCCAAAATCCACTTGAAATAACATACATTCAGTGATATACTGAGTGTATGTTATGGTTAGAGCGAAAGTACCTCTCTACAGTTACACCTCATCTTGAGGTTTGTAAATGGAAGGGAGACAGTACATTAAATCACAGATGTCTTTATTGTGGTGATTCCCAAAAGAATCGCTACAAAGCACGAGCATATCATTTTTTAGTCGACCAATCATTCATATATAAGTGTCATAACTGTGGTAAATCCACATCATCAATGACATTTTTGAAAGACCATTTTCCTGTACAATACAAGGAGTATGTTAAAGAACTTCTACAAGAGAAACATGGTAAGAAGAATGTCAATCAAAGAATGCCATCATCGAATGCATTCAAGTTTAAACCCAAGACTACTGAAAGTCTAAATACAGATGCAACAAAAATGACCATTGAGAACTTGAAGTTTATAGCGAAACCAGCGATTGAAAGTAAAGTCGCAAGGAAGTACCTAGACAACAGAAAAATTCCAGTAGAGTCACAAAAAGAGTTGTGGTTTGTTGAATCTGCACAAAGTCTATCGTTCTTGTCAGATAAATATAAAACACGACCTCTAGGAAATAATCCTAGAATTGTATTGCCATTCATCAAGAATGGGGAACTTGTTGGTGTTAGTGGGAGAGCAATCGATGACTCACCGTTGAGATATCTAACAATGAGATTCCGAGATGACGATTCACTCATCTTCAATATTGATAAAGTGAATATGACTAAAACTATCTATGTTACAGAAGGGCCACTAGACAGTTTATTCCTACCAAACAGTATTGCTGTCGGTGGTAGTGACTTTAAAAAAATCGACAATGCTATAAAAGACAACGCAATAATAATTTATGACAATGAACCACGAAACAAAGAAATTCTAAAGAAAATTGATGAGGTAATCGATGAAGGTTACCGTGTGTGTATTTGGAATGATAAGAGAGTAGAAGGATTGAAAGATATAAACAATATGATAATGAGTGGAATGACAAGCGAAGACATTGTGTCAATTATAGATAACTGTACAACCGAAGGTCTCACTGCAAAACTGAAACTAAAGGAGTACAAGAGAATATGAATGCTATGATAAAAGTATTAAAATCAGATGGTTCGAAATCGGACATCAACCTAGACAAGATTCATCGTATGGTAGAAAAATCATGCAGAGGTATTACAGGTGTATCAGAATCATTGGTTGAAATGAATAGTGGACTCCAGTTCTTTGACGGTATCACCACAAAAGAAATTCAAAAGATTCTAGTGAAAAGTGCAAGTGACTTAATTACACTAGAGAATCCCAATTATCAATTTGTTGCAGCTAGGTTACTACTATTTGCAATTCAAAAACAAGTGTTCAATACCAAGTGGAAAGATTCAGAGATATATCCACCACTGGGTGAAATCATACATAGAAATATAGACTTTGGTGTGTATGATGATGCTATCATCAACTCATATTCTACCGAAGAAATCAACAGGATTGATTCTTTCATTAAACATGGAAGAGATACAGACTTTACCTATGCTGGTCTACAACAAATAGTAGACAAGTATTTGGTACAAGATAGGTCAGCAAATTTGGTCTATGAAACCCCACAGTTCATGTATATGTTAATATCCATGACACTGTTCCAAAACTATGATAAAGACAAAAGGTTAGACTATGTCAAAAAATACTACGATGCAATCTCAACATTCAAAATCAACATCCCCACCCCTATCATGGCAGGAGTTAGAACTCCTTTACGACAATTTGCTTCGTGTGTGCTTGTCGACACAGACGACACTCTCGACAGTATCTTCTCAAGTGATATGGCCATTGGAAAATACGTTGCTCAACGTGCCGGAATCGGTATTAACGCAGGAAGAATTAGAGGAATTGGTTCAAGGATTAGAGGAGGCGAAGTCCAGCATACGGGCGTCATCCCATTCCTTAAAAAATTTGAATCAACTGTTAGATGTTGCACCCAAAACGGAGTAAGGGGAGGAAGTGCAACAGTTCATTTCCCTATCTGGCACCAAGAGATACAAGACATTCTTGTACTCAAGAACAACAAGGGTACAGAAGATAACAGAGTCAGAAAGTTAGATTATTCTATTCAGTTATCAGAGTTATTCTATAAGAGATTTTTAAAGAATGACGACATCACATTGTTCTCACCCCATGAAGCTCCTGGGCTCTATGAAGCATTCGGAACACCCGAGTTCGATGAACTCTATGAGAAATACGAACGTGCTACATCCGTCAATAAGATTAAGGTGAGTGCAAGGGAACTAATTACTGATTTGTTAAAAGAAAGAGCAGAGACTGGTAGAATCTATATTATGAATATAGACCACTGTAATACACATAGTAGTTTTAAAGACAAAGTTAACATGAGTAACTTATGTCAAGAGATTACACTACCGACAGACCCAATCCAACATATTGATGGTAAGGGTGAAATCGCATTGTGTATACTGAGTGCTATTAATGTGGGAATTGTAAAATCGGACGAAATGGAGAACTTGTGTGACCTCGCAGTGAGAGGACTTGAAGAACTGATAGACCACCAAGAGTATCCAGTAGAAGCAGCTCGAGCATCTACTATCGCCCGTAGGTCATTGGGGATTGGTTATATTGGACTTGCACACTTCCTTGCGAAGAACAAAGTCAAGTATGGCGACCCCGATGCACTTAAATTAGTACACGAACTTACAGAGTCATTCCAATACTATTTACTCAAAGCATCCAACACTATTGCAAAAGAGAAAGGTGCTTGTTTAGGTTTTGGTGGGACAAAGTATTCAGATGGTATTCTACCCATCGACACTTACAAAAAGGAAGTTGATGAATTGACACCAAATGTGTTAAACCATGATTGGGAAACATTGAGGGGTGACATCAAAGAATATGGTCTTAGACACTCTACACTAACTGCACAGATGCCAAGTGAATCATCAAGTGTTGTATCAAATGCAACAAATGGTGTAGAACCACCTAGAGATTATCTGAGTGTTAAGAAGAGTAAAAAGGGTACATTGAAACAAGTGGTACCACAATATACACACTTAAAGAATTCTTATACATTACTATGGGATATGCCAGATAACACTGGATATATAAATATCGTAGCAGTGATGCAGAAATTCTTTGACCAAGGTATTAGTGGTAACTGGTCATACAACCCCGAGAACTACCCTAACAATGAAGTTCCTGTATCAGTAATGGCGAGGGATTTTCTAACCACATACAAGTATGGTTGGAAGACATCCTATTATCAAAACACTATGGATGGTAAGACTGAAGACGTTGTCACAGACGAACCATTGCAACAAACGAATTATGAGGGAGATGATGAAGACTGCGAAGCATGTGCGATATAGAAGTAATCGTCAATATGTGTCTGATGAAGATAAGACAGTAAGAATTAGGTCACTTGAACATGAAGGTGACGGAAAATACGTTTTTGGTCACACCAATGAAGAGACCATGTCATTCATTGAGAATAGATATCTGATTCTTAGAGATTTTATACCACAAGATATCATTGATATGACAATGGACACGTGGAAGACTATCGAAGGACAAGAAGACTCAGTACTCAAAAGAGAAGGCGACATCATATTTGAGTCACCTACAACATCACTGGGTAAGTCAGTTGCTGCTTACTCATTTCCGCCTGCAGTAGCATTGCATAGATGGTTATGGGAGAACCTAAAACCAGTATTAGATTTCGATTTAAAAGAAACCTATGCATACAGTAGAAAGTATGAACGAGGTGCATATCTAAAATCACACATGGATAGACCATCATGTGAGATTAGTGCTACTCTTTGTTTGGACTATTCATCCGATGATGGGACACCATGGTCAATATGGATTCAGAATGATAAGAACTATCTTGGAGAGGAGATGGGTCATGAAGAGATGTTTGAGTTAACACAAGCACCACGTCATAAAGACAGGACTGGTACAAAGGTTGTACTACATCCAGGCGATGTCATGTTATATCAAGGGCCAAATTGTCCTCATTGGAGAGATTATTTTGTAGGAGAATACTCATACCACATGTTTTTACATTTTATAAGACATCCAGGCCCAATTGATGAAATACCAAATTCTACAGAAGTGATTGCTCCTGGCCAATATTGTGCTTCACATAACAATCTTCAATGGGATGGAAGAGAAGACAGATACGGTGGTGAGGGTGACAATAAAGACAACCTAGCATTCGAAAGAGCAAACAAAGCATGGCACAATGCATCACCCGAAGAAAGAGTGTTATGGTCGAATCGGTATGATTACGTGAGAGCAGAAGAGAAGGAAAGGAAAAGGAAAAAATGACAGTATTTAACAAGAACAACATAGACTTTACCAAAGAGAAATTATTCTTTGGTGAACCACTAAACACACAAAGATTTGATGAGTTCAAATATCCCATATTTGATAAACTCACACAGACACAACTAGGATTCTTTTGGAGACCCGAAGAGGTATCACTACAGAAAGATAGGAGTGATTACAATTCACTGAATGATGCACAGAAGCACATCTTCACATCCAATCTAAGATACCAAACACTATTGGATAGTGTACAAGGACGTGCTCCATCAATTGCATTCCTACCATTTGTGACATTACCCGAGTTAGAATCTTGTATCATTACATGGGACTTTATGGAGACCATACATTCACGTTCCTACACTCATATTATAAAGAATGTTTATAGTAACCCAAGTGATATCTTTGACACTATCTTAGATGAACCTGCTATTGTTGCACGTGCTGAGTCAGTAACTAAGAAATACGATGAGTTTATTGAATTAGGTAGACGTAGACTACTAGGTCTTAAAGTAGATGATTACGATTTATATAAGGCACTATACCTTGCACTTATAAGTGTAAACATTCTAGAGGGGATTAGATTCTTTGTATCATTTGCATGTTCATTTGCATTCGGTGAGTTGAAACTCATGGAAGGAAGTGCAAAGATTATATCTCTAATCGCAAGAGATGAATCACAACATCTTGCAGTGTCGCAACACATACTCAAAGCATATAAGAATCAAGAGAATGATAAACTTATGATTCAAGTGATGAAGGATTGTGAATCTGAAGTGTACACTATGTATGAGGATGCAGTCGCACAAGAGAAAGACTGGGCAGATTTCCTATTCCAACATGGGTCAATGATTGGTTTGAGTACTCAATTGTTAGGAAACTATGTTGAATTTACTGCTAATAAGAGATTACGTGCAATTGGACTGAACCCTATATATGATATCAGTTCAACGAACAATCCACTACCATGGACATCACATTGGTTCAACAGTAGAGGATTGCAGAATGCACCACAAGAGACAGAAATAGAGTCGTATGTCATCGGTGGTATTACACAAGATGTAGACGACTCAACTTTTGAGGACTTTAAACTATGATTGAAATATTCGGAAAAACAATGTGTCCATTCTGTGATAAAGCAAAGTCTTTATGTGAACAGAAAGGACTAGAATACACTTACAAACAGTTGGGTACTGATTTCACTAGAGAAGAACTCTTTGAAGAGTTTCCAACTGCACGAACATTCCCACAAATCAGAGTGGACGGTGATGCAATAGGTGGGTATGACCAACTTGCAGAATATGTAAAACACGGAGACGTTTGGGAAGACTAATGGGACAAGCAAACGAGTACTACCTATATCTACCCAAACCAAGTGACCAAGATGTCATATGTGAGAGGTGGAAACACCTCTTTGGGATGATTGATAGGGAGTATCAAACTGTACGTGTGTACACTGCTGGACTCGAATTTCATACAGATGAAGCGAAACACAAACTACCATATGCTGTCTATAATGACAAAAAGATGTCATTTGAGTCTCTTTATGAGAAAATTATGGTGAAAAGTGAGAAAGATAAAACAGGATGGAGACCAAATTATGACAATTAACCTTGACAATGGCCACAACTTTTTAGTATCATGTAACAGTTGTAAGAGTGAATTCGAATGCTTTTATGATATGGATGAGAACCACTATACTATAGCACATTGTGTGTTCTGTGGTTCCGAGATAAGTGAAGATGAGGTTGAAAGAATTGATGACGAAGATATGGTTTGACAATATAGACGTGACCTTTAAAGGTCAAATTGCAGAGAAGAAACGAATCTCTAAATTTGTCCGTTCCACAATACATTACTTTATGCCACGTCTCAGACGTGAAGTTGAAATCCAAATATCATTTACTAAATCTATACCCGATGCACTAGGATATTGTCTTGGTGATAAAAACTTCATTGATATAGAAATCAGTAAAACCAACCCAATGACTGGAAAACCGCAATCAATGTCACAGATGATGATGACACTTGCACATGAACTAGTCCATGCTAAACAGTTCTTACGTGGTGATTTAACACCATCTTTGGTGAACTACAAAGGTAAGAAATACAAGTTTACACCCTATTCCCGTCAACCTTGGGAACGTGAAGCATACAAGAAAGAAGATATGATATATGACCTGTTTTGGTTAAAATAGACTTGACAATGGCCATATAAATCGAGTATACTATACGTATGGAAAATAGAAAAGTAAAGAGAATCTTCATCGACATGGATGGAGTACTAGCGGATTTCAACACTGGAGTTGAAACATTGACAGGGAGAGAATTCCCTAACACCGACCAAGGTCATAACGATTATGACGAAAGGAAGGAAGAGTTAACGAACAAGAGATTGTTCAGAATGTTACCACCTATGCCAGATATGTATGATTTGGTAGGATATGTAAGACACACTGGATTGCCATGGGAAATCCTAACTGCAGCTGGTGTCGTCAACAGAGAGTTGGTAGTGTTCGATAAGAACGAATGGATTAAGGAACATGTGAGTCCTACAGTGGTAGTCACTTGCACTATGACTGGTAGTCAGAAAGGTATGTTTGCAATCAAAGGAAGTGTCCTTATTGATGACAGAAAACAGAACCTTGATGCATGGGAAGCACACGGTGGTATCGGTATTCTACACACTAGTGCGGAAGACACCATCAACCAACTAAAAGAACTTAGAAAAACCGACTAGTTTCTAAGTCACTAAATATAAGAACAACCCAGCGGAGATTCCAAAGGGTTGTTTCTTATATCTTATATTATGGAAAGGTCAATTATGTGGGAAAAATTTAAACTATGGGTGAAGATGATTCTTTCGCCCCTCTATGAAATCACCGTATATCGACAGTCAGAACAGACTGGTCAGATGTACAAATCACAATACGTTGCACGTAAAATCTTCGTGCAGAAAGAAAAACATCTTAAGTTTAGAGACTTCGATACTAAAAAGACAGTAGAGATACGGTCAGCGGGCGGACTCGACTATAAGATAGAGGAGAAATGATATGAATCAATTTTTCATTGGTATCATTATCGTACTCAGTCTCGGTGGTTATTATCTATATCAACAGAATGAAGTCTTGGTAAAGAATAACGCTGCTCTTGAGGTTGCGGTAAAGGAACAACAAGATGCGATTGCATCAATTAAGGAGAACTTCGAAAGACAATCACAAGCACTATCGAATCTCACTAGACAAAACGCACAGATTGAGGCGGATAAGGCACAATACCTTTCAATCTTAAGTAAACATAACTTCGAAAAACTATCCGTTGCAAAGCCAGGGTTGATGGAACTAAGATTCAACAAAGGTACCGAAGAAGTAATTAGGGGGATAGAAGATGATTCAAAAGCAATTAGTAATCTTGAGTCTACTAGTTCTAACGACTAGTTGTTCATTACTTCCACAGAGGGAAGTGCAAATAGTATCTAAACCTGTAGAGATAGATATTATACAACCAACACTACCAAGACCACTTGAACTTGGAGTTCCTAAATGGTACGTAGTGTCAGAAGCACGTATAACAAATCCATGTAAAAGAACATTATCATTTGAACCTAAGAGATTCAATGACGAAGGTGTAGAACAACTTAAAAGACCAAAGACATGTGATTTACTCGAAAGAGAGAATCCCGATTGGCCAGTAGGATACACATACTTAGATAGGTTCTTGGATGAGATGAAAGCACAGAACAGTGGTGATGTGGTTTTTGTTGCATCTACAGTAGGTGATTACAAAGTCATGATACAGAACAATCAAGAGATTAAGAGATACATCAAACAACTCGGTGAAGTGATTGTAGTGTATCGTAATGTAACCATGAAAGATGGTTCACAGGGAGTAGTAGCAGAGGTGCAATCTAAGTGACCCATCAACCCCAAAAGGCATCAATCTTCCCAGTCTTTCCAGTTTACATGTTGCATGGAGAATTGGAAGCAAATCATCATGAGATAGCAGAATCGTGTAGAAGAGCAGTCGCTAAGGTCAAGAGAAGACACAAGGGGAATACTGCAATGGATTACACCACATACTTTGATGGTGATATCCGTGAAGAGATGCAAAAAGAGTCGTGGTTTATAGACATGACAAACAAACTTAAAGACACCTACATTGATTATATAAATGCCACATACGGATGTAGAGTGGCACATTTGACAAGACATGATGTACATTTCTTCTGTTGGGTCAACGTCTACAATAAAGCACATCACCATGAAATGCATAACCATGTCAATTCATATGTGAGTGGTACTTACTATGTTAAGACGGATAGTGACTCACAACCAATCAAATTTGTATCACCAAATGCAATGATGGATTTTGGGTTACAAACAGTTGCTCATCCACAACCACCAAAAAATTACATGCCACAAAACACAGGTATTCTTGGGAGTGGGATGCATGAATCTGAAATTATGTTTCACCCACAATGTGGTGAGTTTTTGATGTGGCCCTCAGCAATGTTCCACTCAGTACCACCCATCACAGATTTTAATGAATTACCCGATAACTATGAGAGAATTTCTATCTCATTTAATTTAGACCACGCTAGAGAGAATTTGGAAGACAAGGAAATTGGTGACCAATTTCACTATGGCACAGTACATAAGGAGGAAGACCCATGGGACAACCGTTCTCAATAGACAAGATGTTTCGTCCATCACCACAATGGAACGTTCAATACGATAAACAAAACCAAGTCATCACGATTGATGATTTTTACGAAGACCCCGATACAATCTATGATTGGTTGACAAATGCGGACTATCCTCTATGGAAATACAGTGAAGAGATAGAAACACTTAATGGTAAAGTGTACAATGATTGTAGAAACACACTAGCAATCTCACATCCAACAAGAATGTGGGAGATGAACATAGAAAGACTCAGTCAAATATGTGGTAATGTATGGTGGAGAAAAGGATACGAAACTGCACAAGCATTCGAATGGAATATATTTCAAACCATTGAGTGTTTTGATAATAAGATGCAACACTATCCACACGTTGATTCGCCATTGACTCAATCAGATGAATCATCTACCATCAATGTGTTATGGTATATGGACAAAGAAGAAAGTGGTGGGACTGCAATATACAATGGTGAGTGGATTACTAACGATGAGAGACACAGTCTCCTATTCCCAGTAGAAGACCAATTTGAGGTAGCACACATGATTCCTGCTAAGTTCAATAGATGTGTCATGTTCCCTGGCAATAGATTGCATGGAGCATGGATTGATGACTACACTAAATACAGTGGAGATAAATGGAGAATGAGTCAAGTACAATTTCTCCTACCACGTAATAGTAACAGATAATTTAAAGGTAAAGAAAATGTCAGAAGAATTTGTAGAAGCACAAAATTTAAACTCTTCATTCCTATACATAGGACATGGAGTTATCGACCCCGATATATGTGAGGAGTTCATCAAGATGTGGGAACTTGCAGAGTACACAGAAATCACACATCCAAATGAAAAGAACCCTAACGTAGTCGAATGTGTTAATGAGGAAGAGAACGATAGACTGAAGTATGTTGACCATATGAACAGGGATATCTATTCTATCGGTGAGAGCAATCCACACTTCGAAATGATTGAGGAAGTGATTAGACCATTACTACCACTTACACATGATTTAGATGAAATCACATATATGAGTATTATTGGTTACCCTGCTAATACTGCTATGCCGATGCATCAAGACGATGCAGATAGTGCTGATACAGCAACACTCGTAGTACCATTGAATGACAATTTTAGAGGTGGTGATTTCGTAATTGATGACCACCAAATCAAACCATATACTGGTAGTATGATTGTGTTCAATAATTGTGTGAATAGATTCCATGGTGTTAACCCTGTAATCATGGGTGAGAGATTCTCATTATGTGTATGGTTCACCAATCCCGAACAAGAAGCAGAACACGGTGGAACAGAAATGCCAACAGGATATGTCAGTATGGATGAAGATTCCGATAGACTGCCTGAGACAAATGCAGACCGTATTGCTCGATTAGAGGAAGAATCTACAGAACAAGAGGGTAGAAAGAAGTTTAATAGCGTCATTATAAATGACTAACACGTATCCATGTAGTGTGTGCGGAGTATCCATCAATCATGAGGATATAAAGTATCACACTATGGACACTAGACATGTGTTTTGCGGTGCAGAATGCAGTCTAAAATATCATGAGGAGAAAAGGAATGCCACCAGTTAAATTCGGCAAATCACAAACCATCAAAGATAGGAATACAGGTAAATCTACCATCAAACACGAGTACATGAAAAATCAGAGTACTTCAGACTTGATTGAGAAATACAACAATTCCAACACAACAGGAAGACTCAAACAAAAGATAAAGAATGAGTTAGTCCGTAGAATGGGAAGGGGCGGTAAGAAGATTGAATTCGTCCCCAAACCTGTTGCACTTTGATATCAAAGGAACAACTCAAACATTATAACAAATGGGGGTGGGTACATCTACCCTCTGTTATACCCTCTGATTTGCTGTCTCTCGCACGTAAGGAAGGACTCGCACTCAGACAATGGATGCTGGACAATAACATGAAAGGAAAACCATGTTATTATGGGCCAGAGGTACACTGGGACGGAATAGCATGTGCTATGATGTACGAACAGAAACTAGAGAAATGTTACAAGGCACCTTTTATGAGAGAGATTGCAATCACACTACTAGGAACAGATTTACCACATCTGTTCAATGACCAAATGGTCTATAAGATGGGTAAGGGAATCGATGATGATTTCTCATTTGAACCCCATTACGATAATCAATATGGGAGTAATGCTAATAACGCAATACATACTGTAAACTGTTCATGGATATTAGATGACATGAACTTTAGAAACGGTGGACTTCAAGTCAAAGACACTAAACTGAATTATCAGTTTAACGCTGGAGACATTGTCGCCATCAAAGGTGATACATATCACGAGAGTACACCAAACATGACAGATGAACCAAGAGGTCTATATGCATGTGTGTACACCGAAAAACCCATGAAGATGGATGCATTCTATAATGGGATTTTCGACAAGGGGCTATAGCTCAGTAGGGAGAGCGACTGGTTTGCAACCAGTAGGTCGTGGGTTCGATTCCCTCTAGCTCCACCACGTTTAGAATAGGAAGAGTACAATGTTGTACGTAGATTATATGTTTGAAGTGAATGAGAATGGTATATGTTTCACCGACAAACATAAGGATGAAATGTTAACCACGGAACAAACAAAACTGGTGGTAGGTGAAACACTCACTGTTCAGTTGGATGAGTTTGGACGTATATGCTTAGTGAGGCAACATGTTAAAGGAAATGAAGGAAACTTTTACAGTAAATAAAATCTACCAATCGAGATGGGTGTGGTATCACACCATATTAGCTGCAGAGATATTCCTAACCAATATATTATTGATTGCGATATTGGTCAAACTCTAATCGCCTATATAATAATGTTACAATATTGTAACATAACTGAAACACTTATGACACAAGACTAAGTACCTATATGGGAAGTGCAGATGTCGGATAGTTTCAAACATAACAGGAGACGAAAATGCATTATTACGCATCATGGTCTGCCTCGTATCTTAGGACACAAGCAGACAAATTTAATGATTTTATGAAATGCGGTAGACTCAGTAGAGTTATCAACAATTCATTCAAATAACCACTTGACGGTTGTCCCATATCCATTGTATAATAATATAAGGAATATGGGACTACCTATATAAAAGAACGAAATATATTATTTTTTACAGGAGAAATACATAATGGCAATTCAAATTATCACCTCGAAAATTGGTGATTCTTGCACAACTGAGGACATCAATAGATTGCACCTCGAAATGTCACGTAAGAGAATCTTTACGATGACTGCACCAAACCAAATCATCAACCTTCATTGTCTTACGGACGATGCTACGGGTTTACATGAAGATATCAAAGTAATCGATTACGTAGAGAATGAGTCCATCACGGATGTTCGATTCAATATGTTACAATTCATGGATACCACGAACGGATTCGACCCACATGATAAAATCGTTCTATGGGATGCAATGTTACATCCACTTGACTTATGTCAGACTAGGGTAATTGCTGGATTCCCACCTGCTGGTGACCATAGAGAAGCACTAGACTTCATCCCCGATATGGACTTGGAACTTGGTATGAAAATCAAGAACGAGATGCTTCCGTTTTTACAACTTGTGACCAAGTGGTGGAATACAGAAGAATTAGGATATGAGGACTGGTACGTATCATTCAATGGTAGTGACTGTTCGCATCTTTGTCGTAAATTTGAAGAAGACCCAGTAGCAGCACAATCCACATCATTCGCAGAGTTCCTATCAACAAACTTCAAAGGAGTATTGTTACCAACAGAACCAGGCGCATTCTCACCCTATTACGTAGGGAATAAAGAAAAGACCGATGAGTTAAATACTCAGTGGGAAACCAATGTAAGACCATACTTCCCCGATGCATGGACAGGACATGGTGGTGAAGAAGAAGCACCATTCCTCGAATGGAATCATGAGTATAGGGATGTAACAAAACAGGTCAAATTCTTATACCTCGACAATACAGAAAACAAAATGAATCCAAAAGATGACTGGTATCTTTTGTTGTGGTTCCTGTAAACTACACTAATACATCACACGATGTCGTGCAAGGGTTCCTCTCTATAGAGGAATCCGAACACATTGCTAGGGTATTGAAACGTTCAGAAAGAGACGTACTCAGACTACCCAATCCCGAATGGAACGATTCCAACTACCCACCTCTAACAAAACAACACGTAGTCTATAATTGGTTAACCCATCCCGACATCCGTCCGTTGAATATACCACAACGACTGCTCGGTCTTGACCTATTCAAAGATATCAACAATCTCACACTTCAATGTTGGGGTAACATATTACGACAGGGTGAACACATCACTCCACACCAACATCACGAAGAAGACACAGAACCCCTATCCGACTTTCACAAAGATACCACACCACAGGAACGAGCCAAAACGCAACTCGTCCCAATGGTCGCAACCAATATATTCCTAGACGGAGTAGAACCCTCATACACACATTACGAAGATACAAAACAAACGTTAAACATTAAGGGAGACTTACACATAGTAGGTGCATACCACAGACACGAAGTCAAGACGAACGTATACCGTACACCACGCTACTCGCTGGCCATGGATATCTATTTCAGAGATTACACCAAAGGATGGGATACGATAGAGAAAGGATTCAGTAACACTAAGAGGTTTGTTGACGTTTCCCGAAGTAACGTCTAATCGTAAAGACTCGCATATACGCTACTATTGTCATGAACGCAGTAATGGTAGTACCGATAGTAAACGCAGAAGTCATCCCTATAACATCAATACAGATAAACAATCCGATTAGATTCAGAGGATAGTTAATGAGCAGTCCAGTAAAGACTGTAGTAAAGGTTTCTTTGTGATATCTTCGAGTTTCTTTGTTCATACCTTAGTATAACACGCTGAGATGCCTTTGTATAGGGGGTTTCGAATATAATGTCTGAGAGCGGAATGGGAGGATGAATATAATGTGTGTAGTAGTGTGCAGTAGTGTGTAATTATATTCGTATTTGAGATGGATGGGAGAATGTGGAATAAAGTGGGTTTTGGTGGTGCTGTTCGGGGATACAAAACCTA